ATATATTCCCGGACCTTCATATAATGACTGTGAATGACGCGTAACATCTAATTTAGAGTCACCTGTGATCACTTCTCCATTAACATCGAACAAGATATCCAAGTTGTTGTCTTGAAGGTATCCTACGGCAGATATGGCTTTTCTATTTTCGTCCAACTGAACCAACTGTCCGTTTACATTCATAGAGATACGAACCCAATTCACGTAGTCAGGTGGCATGACTAACTTCAATGTGTCACCGATCTCAACTTCGATAGCGTTGATAGACTTCATTGCGTCGTAGTTGAATTCCTGAATTCCTCTCTTTGCGTGAAATAGAACGTTGTATCGCTCTACATTGTTGATCAACTTGTCGTTTCCAACATAGATCAACATGAAGTTGTTAACAATATCAGCAAGTGATACGTATTGATGCGAACCGTGATTAGTATCTACCGGAGCTACACCATTGTTCGTGTAGTATGCATAATCAGTAATGTGTGCCATTTATTATTGTTTTTCTTGCTTGTCTTGGATCTCGTCAGCTTTAGCGGTCTGCACTACTTCGCCTTCTCTGATCGTTATACCTGCATATTGAAGAATCTTATTTACTAACATCGGCTCGTCAGATATCGGAAGCTCGAAGTCTTGATAATCGGCAGCACCTGCATCGAACAAAGCCTCTCCACCTGATAGTGATGTCCATGTCCATTTAGGATCTCTTGGGTAGCGGATGTACTGGATAGTAAGTGTACCTGTTCCTATCGTTATAGGATATGCTTGAATTCCTTCTTCGTCAGTTACGTATACCGGATATGATAAGTTTGGTGCCGTTAAATTGGAAGACAGTAAGTTCAATATCTTAGTCTTCGATACTTTCTCTAGTTCTTTCGTTAGATTGTATGTAATACGATCTATTAGATAGTATGGAGGTTCGTCGACATCATTTGGATTTGTTCCCGGATAGTAGTACTTCTGAGTGATGTTATTGAATATCAACACAGAGTCAGTAGAGAAGATCTCTATTACTTCAGCTTTACGTTTAGCTAGATCTGCAAGTCCGGATCCTGATAGACGTGAATTTTGTTTTACAAGTAGATTGTTGTAATCGTAGAAATACTGCTCGAAAATATCTAACTGCGCTTGCTTTGCAAATAGGTTAAACTGCTCAGGAGTAATGTATCCACGATTGTCTTTGTTGATATATGCTAGGACCGTATTTCTTACGCTGTTAATCATCTTGGAATATTTACGACAAAGATAACAATAAAAAAGGCACTTCGTTAAAAGTGCCTCTTTTCGTCATAGAAGTAGTTGTTATCGTTATCCGATAGCTACAGATGTGATCAACTGTTGAGTTGCGCCAACCAATGGCAACTGTGGGATGACAACTGCAGATCCTGCAGAAATACCAATCTTAGCATTGTTAAATGCATTAACCACAGCATAGTGACTTTGGTAAGTCGCGTCAGCAGTTGTGAATGTAATCGTGATTACATCTGCAGTTGCAACACCACCGATCGCTGTAAGAACTACAGTAGATGTAGATGGCATTGTAATTAAATACTCAGCACCTGTTGGAACTAAAGCCTTTACCAAAGCATCTGCTGCTCCTACGGTAAATTGGATGAATTTTGACATTTTGTTTTGGTTTTTGGTTATTAATAACAGATGCAAAGTTAGTAATTTTTATTCTTCCAACGAAGCGTCTTGCTCGTCGTAATATTTCTGTAGATACTCGAAGAATTCATTTCCATCATTAGATACTAACCAAGATGCGAATGCAGTGATCGGTTTAACATCATGAGGAACAATCATCAGTCGGCTCTTCTTTTCTTTCGTATTAAACCACAATTCTTTTCCTTTATTTCTTGTAGTAACAAATCCGTCTTCCATTGCTCGAATTGCGATGTTATCCATTTCTAACTGTGGATCATCGATAGAGTCTAAGAAGTCTTGTGGCCAATTTCTAGCTATTCTTCGTGTCTCTAGCTTGATTTCGCTTACTGACATTTCACTTACATGTAGATCTGTGAAGTTGCGTAAAATAACTTTCATTTGTTCAATATCAAGATCTCTAAACTTAACAATAGCATCATCAATGAGCTCATCGCGCTTCAATGCATCTGCTGCTGCTTTTTCTGGATCATACTCTTCAAACACCTCATTTAGTAATGGGTGTATCAATAAGAATTTTAATAATTCAGGGTTGTTTGGACTAACGATTAATTTACCGTCAGTAAACACAATTGCTTCCAAGATAACATTTGCATCTTGTTCATCAATAAATGGTGATTTCTGATTACGAGCATAACGTAATGCTCTTGTTTCGTCTTTTACTTTGTCGAAATATAGTAATCGACTCTTTGGTTTATCTACCGATGGTAGAAGATACGTTAACGGAGATCGTCCGTTCTTTAGGAAAAAAATCCTGTCTTTCTGTGTACTCATTATGATTAGATTTGAATTAGCCAATAAAAAGGGTGGAGATTACTCCCCACCCTCAAAGATATAAAGATTATTGGAACAAGAAGAAGTTGTTTGCTCCCAACGTGATCAATGCTCTCTCAGACAAGAAGTCGATATTCATTTCATCTACGTTGCTAGTTTTAGCACCTCCTGCTGATCCGGTCAACATTGTTTTGTACTTACGGTTCTCAGTTTCAGAAGCTCGGTAACGAACGTGTAAGAATGGACGTTGGATGTTTTTACCCAATACCATATCCTTAACAGTTTTTGTACCTGCAGGAACTAAGATCCCGTTTACTTTACCACCTACGATACCTCCACGAAGAGAGCCATCATTCAAGTAAGACCAGTCAGACTTATAGAAATCATAAGATCCACGACGGAATCCAGAGAATCCTAAGTTCAACGCCATATCTTTGTCGTTGTTAAATAGACCCCAAGAAACTCCTTGTGCATAGTTACCATTCTGTGCAGCCAACATATCGTCCATGTCTAACATGAAGTCACGATCACCGAATACAGTGTTTTGTGCGATAGCTCCGTTCTTATCTAACTGCTTCAATACTAAATCCCAATCAGCTAGTGTAGTTGGATTACCACCACCCCAAACATTTCCACGATCTTCTACTGCTGCAAATAAACCTTGAGTTCCTGCATTCCCACCACCTGTGTTAGATGACAAGTAAACTTCAGCACCTGATGCGTTATCAGCCTCAACGTGTTCAACCATCATCATTTCCAAGTAGTCATCGAAACGAAGACGCGTCTCAGATTCTGATTTCAAGTACCACATGTAACCTGAAGGTCCATCTTCAGTAGTGATTTTAATCCAACCGATTTGAGCTAAGTCAGATCCTGCTACAGAGTAACTATCTTTGATGATTACCGGCTTAACATCGAAGATGTCGTTAGTAGCTTCCAAAGATCCAGACATACCTGCTGTCTTCTTAGCGAATTCAGATCCATAAACAAACGCAGTAACTAATGAGTTTTGCGCGAATGGAGATCCTGCAGCGTTGTAGAATTCAACTGTGAATGTATCAGCAGTTGCTCCTGTTCCAACAGCAGAGATGATAGCTTTTGCAGATAATGTACCTGCCTCAGCTGATAAGAATACCGTTTGATTAACTCGGAAGTTACAAGTTTCGTTGTTAGGAATAGTAAAAGCAGCTGTATCAGCTCCCAATGCACTATCCGAATTAACTTTAGTATACTTCGTGTGAAGACGACCCTGCTCAGACCATTTGATCATATCAGATGCGAATGGGTATTCTGCACTCAAGTTACGCAAGAATGAATTGATGCTACGATTTCCGTAACGCTCGAATTCTTCTTCGTATAATTCCGGCATTTCTGTTGAAAGAAAGCTGAAATCTGTTAAATAATTTGACTCTAACGCCTGTTTAGTAGGGTGTGGAGTCAAGACTGTTCCCGTTGGGGATGTAATTGTACCTGCCATTTTGTTTTGCTTTAGTTACGTTTTTTCATTCTTAATGTCGAGACATTTGAGTTATCTTCTACTTCGTAAGTTATCCCGGACTTTGGTGTGCTTTGTTGAGGTTTGCGCATCATGTCAATATTCTTGGCATTCTTTGCTTGCTCTTCAGCTTCCGCAGCCCTAGCAGTATCCCAAATGAATTTAGTATACTTCTCGATATCTGTTGCGATAGCGATAGCCTTATGGAATCCTTCTGCGTCCTTTAGTGTAGTTGTTTCATCCAAGAACTTTCCAGTGAAGTTTCTCAAGTCAGACTGTTGCTCGCGTAATGTCGATGCATCGGCCGGCTTGTACTTCAGAACTTGATCACCGATCTTAATATCGAAACCTTCGAAATTATCGGAGAACAAACTGTTCGTCTTTTCTGTGTACACCTCAGATCGCTTCTGATTCTCCGCTTGTTGCTCTTCAAGCGTTTTTTTGTATTCTTTGTACTGCTTGTACGTTTCTTTTTCAGCCGGTGGAACGAAAGAATCACTTGACTCAAGTGGTGCTTTGAATTGTTCTTTAAGGTTGTTGAAGTACGTCTTCGCCTTACTAAGATCCTTTTTGAAAGCCATTTGCTTACGCTTAGTGTCCGTTTCATCGAACTCGTCAGCAGCATATTTCTCCATTTCAAAATTGACATCATCCTCATCGTATTCAGGATTCTCCGCCTTAATAAAATCTCTCAAGAGTTTATTTGGGTCTTCCTTATCGAAGTCACGATTCAATTGTTTGAAATCTTCAAAAGAACGACCGGTCTGTTTTTTGTAATCCAAATAGGACTTCACATCTTCCGGTAATTCTTCGGCTTCTTCTCTAGTTTGGAATAACTCATCGATAGAGTTAACTTCCTTGCCATAGCGTGTTTTAATATGAGAAAGAACTAAATCATCATTTATCTCTATAACCTTTGGCTCTTCTGCCGGTGGGTTATCATCTTTCGGTTCGTCTGCCGGTGGATTATTAAGTGCATCTTGCGCTTCTTTGTCCTTCAGCAATTGCTCTTCGACTTCTTGTACAGATTTTTGTTCTGCATCGTCATCGCGCTCTACTTTAAAGCTGCTCATTATATTAGATTTTAATTGGTTACAAAATTAACGAAAAAATTAATACCTGAAATTCAGTGTTATCTAGGTCCGAACTCACTGAAGTCAAAGTCATCAGTCAAACTGTCAACACCTGACTCGAAGTCTTTTGGAGGTGCGCCTGTCTGTCTCTGATTAATAAGCTCTGACTGTTGTGTAGCTTGAATTTTAGTTCTGTTATCCTTTGCTTTCTCTTTATTGCTTTCTCGATCCTTGATTAATTTCTGATCGGCACCTCTAAGTTCCATATTATATCCAAACTCGACAGCCATAAGATCTTTCTTCAGCTCTGCCTCTATTTGCATCTTTCTTATTTCACCTTCAATTTCAGCTTGCTTTACAGAAGTCTTAATCTGCGCTTCAGCTTCTATCTGCTGCATTTTAGCTTGAGCCGCTGCCTCTTGAGACTGTTGGTTGAGTTGTGCTTGCATTTGCATCTTAGCTTCCTCATCTTTTCTAGCTTGATCTGCCTTACGTTTTCTTCTGTATTTCAAAAGCTCATTAGCAAGTTTCAAGTTCTTCATCCCACGGATATCAATAGCGTCTTCTAGTTCGATCGACTGAGTTCTTAATGCCTCTTGAATATTCGCCTCAAGAATCTCTTTCTCTTCTTGATCCGGAGCAACTTCGATAAATATTCCGAAAGATCTTAATGGTAAGTCCATTATATCCTTTAGGATAGCAACGTTATTCCTTCCGATCTGCATTGCAAACTCCTCAGCGAAATCTGCATGCTTTAAAATATCAGCAATGCGTAACGAAATACCCTCAGCCAGTCCCTTCGTAATTGCAAGTCCTGCGTCCAAGATATGACGTGTAGCCGTATTTGAATTTAACGCTGCCATCTTCTGAAGACCAACTAGTGATCTTGAGTCAGGATTAGATCCATCACGAGCTTCATTCAGACCCGTAGTATCACGGATCATGTTCAACTCAAAGTTATATGTAGCAATTAACGTCTGCAGTTTGCTTTGACCTGATGACGTGTTTAATTCTTGGATCGGAATCTTCGCGTGGTTGTATTCACCATCTGAAGTAAACGAACGACCGATAACAGATCCCGTTTGAAAATACAAATTCAATGCATCTTCCGGATTGTATGCTGCTCCTGTTCCTAAATCTACTTCATTAATACCGTCAGCATCTATGAATACTCCGTCAGGAATAACTCTAGCTTTGATTTGCTGAATCTTTAAGTGCGTAAGCTGAATAGAATCCAAGTGAGGAATCATTCGTCCTACAAGCGATTCGTATACACCTTTGTACATTCTTGGTGCGTATGCTACGAATGGAGATAATGCATTCTGGGTAGGTGCGTTTGGACGTACCATATTCTTCATCATCTCCCACTTAAGAATCTTTCCTGATCCTGCGACCATTACACCCTCGTACCAAACGTCGCGTGGAATGTCGAATCTTTCGAACCGACCTTCTGCATTTGCTACGTCCGGGTTGAATGTCTCATCTTTCTGCGAGTGGCGAACACCACCGTTATTAAGGAATTTCTTTTTGTATACAGATCGAGAGATAGTTTTGTACTTGAAATAGATCAATGTAACCATCTCATTTGCAAACGCCTCTTCTTGGAATCTTTTTGTAGCCGGGAAGAAATCCATCCATGCAGACCCTGCTCCTTTGATATCTTCTAATTCTTCGTCAGTGATATTTGTGTTGATCTTCGTAACTTCCGTATAGTGTACTTTCTTTACTTGTCCATCGTAATATCTATCTGAGAAATCAGGCTCCTCGCAGTAGCTGTGGATCCATGTTGCAGGATCTACATACTCTACTCTAAGTCCGTCATTCGGTAAAAATTCATGTTTTGCTACAGCTACACCTAAAACAGTTTGATCATAATCTAACTGTCTTTTGATCTTCGCGTAGTTGTTATCTTCGAATACAGTACTAATAGCTGTCTCTTCCGCGATCTCGATAGATGGCTTGTACTTCATTTGCATGTACAATCCTAACTCCTCATCGTTCTCAGGAATTTCATCCGGCGGAATATTAAATGCATCAACTCCGAATTCTTGTTTGGTTTGCATAAGGAAATCCTTAGCAACCATATCAGCCTCAACTGTATCTTGGAATATATTCTTTTTTTCGGCAGACATTACGTCCTGTGACTCTGCTTTTACAGCGTACAGACGGTCCTGAATTCCGTTAACTACGATATCAACGAACTTAGGGGCGATCTTAATAATGTCCCAATTTAGATTCACATAAGAAAGATCCCCTTGATGTGCAATAAGTGGTTTGTATTGTTCTCTTGACTGTTCTCCTCTAGCGTATAATCTTAACTTATGAAAGTTTTCATAACGGCTGTAGTAACGACATCCGCCGCCTACCTTTCTAAACCACTCGCCCTCGATCGCCTTACCTACCTCAAGACCGAACTTTAATGATGCTTTCTCGATGTCTGACGCGCTGTCTGAGGGAAATGAGGATGTGCTTATTGATACTGAAGGTTTATCCATTATTTAGTATTTCGCTTTTTGATCCAGTATTAGAATACTTTGCAAAGTTAATTAATATTTTCGGTTTCTCTTTTTCGGCTATGAACATGTGGCGATTGGTCGCCATGATAGCTAGACCGGAAGATATAGAGGCATCATGCTTTGTTCTATTATTGATATCGAACTTGGCCCAATCCTCTAACGTTCTAGTGAAATACATCGATCCCATCTCGTCTGAGTCTCGATAATGTCCTTCTAAATCTAGACCCACATGTTTCTCGATGTACGTTTCAATTCCGGTCGCGTGAGATCCTTTAACGTCCTCTGATGAGTTAGGTATACCTCCAAGCTCTAATTCTGTTTTTGATAGTTTTGACTTGTGCTTGTCAGGTCTATTCATTGAGAATCCTCTATACCCTCTATTCTTGAAGTGGTATAGTATTCGCGGTTTGTTGTTCTCCGCAAGGATCGGCATACCATAGAATACACATGCCATAAGGACTTCTTCATAGAATATCTCTGCAGTCTGTGGACGTGCTATGTATTCAAGGAAGAACTCATTGATTGGAGCTTCTTCCATATGGAACTTTGTTTTTCCATGAAGGGCACCGTTCGATCCTCCACCGCCTACTGTTCCGGATATATCATACGAGTCACATCCAAATGCGCCCATATGGTCATTCGATGGGTATTTGGTCCCGTTCTTATTGTAATTTCTATTTCGAAGCTCGACAGGTGGAATCCATGATACTAAGAATCGTCCTTTAGGGTCCGGGGTCCAAATAACCTCACTGTCCTGTATACCGTCCTTCCAAGAGAAGTACCCTTGAGTTAGCACCTTATCTTTAATTAGTGAGTCATTATAGTCTATCTGCTGATAGATCTTTGTTAAGTTGAATAATGACTCCTTTGATTCATCACGGAACGCGTGTGACTCTGTACGAGGGTACTGACGGTATAATTCGTTTAATGCATCCGGATCTCCTTTTAATGAAGCTACCTCGTTATTCCAATAGGTAATTACTCCTATCTTGATTAATTCCCCATCGATACCAATTACAGGTGTCTTTGGGTCCTCTAATACTGCATGGCCAAACTCATCAATATACCCCTCGTAGTTATGCTCCATTGGAATAAACAAAGCGTATAATCCTGACTTTGTTTGTCCATTGGCAGATCTATTTCTAGGATTGGAGTCAGTATATATCTTTTTGAAGTTAGCCCCACCTTTTGATAATGCGTTAGATGTTGATCCCATCATACACTTACCTACGATCTTGGATCCAAGACGTAAACACGTCTTTGTTACACGCCAATTATTCTGTATGTTGTTTGGCGCTAACCATTTACCGCTTTCGTCATGGGCTAAGAATTTTAGCTTTTCCCCATCATAAGAGTTGTCTGCTGTGGCTCTGTGATCAATCGTAGTATCAAGCCCTTCAATCTCTTCATCGACATGCTTTTCTTGCATTGATCGACGTGTTATCTTTCTTGCAGGAAGCCTGAACGAGATCTCTGTCTTTGGATTATCCATACCATCTTGCAATGGCTTGAAGAAAAATGGATAATTTCTAAGGATAGGCACAACCTTATCAGTAAACATCGACTTAGCGTCGGGTGCAGTCTTCGATAATATACCTAGCTTTGAATCCTTTACGAGTGTACCAATATTTACGATCTCTGATGATGACATAAACGAGAACCCGGAACGACGGTTCTTAAGGTAGCACATACCGAAACATCTACTGTCTGCTTTACATGCCTCCCAGAAAATAAAGAATATCCTGTTTGACTCACGGAAGTCCGGTAGACCGACATCTATCTTGGACCACTGCAAATACATATAGTGCGTACCGGTTATGTATGTCTTCTTCTTGTTGTTCTGAAACCAATGACCGCCTTCTCGTCTGTCGAATTCCTCGTTAATGTAATCTACCCATTTGTATCTGAAGTCTTCCGGATACATATTCCATTCGATGATGGTCTTTATCTTCGATAATTCCTTTGGATATTCAGATGGTTTCCATCTGTTGTCTGTATTTTGTACTGTCTTTGGTGATGCAGGAAGAGCTATCTTCAAGCCGTTTATTTCATAGATCTCTCCAATAGTTCCGTCCTTGGATATGACTATAACGTCATAATCCTCGTTATATCCATACGCCCATGATTGTGATCTATTTTTAGATCCAATCGTTTGTGGCGGAATAACTCCGGTAAGTACGGTATATAGACTATTGTTTTTTTCCACTTGATGCTGCTCGTTGTTCTGCGAATGATTTTGGCACCTCTTTGACTACCGGCTTATCTTCATCATTTTTATTTTCTGACTCTATCTTTTCATGGATGTACAGCGCGTCATCAAATGCTACACGCTTTGCAGATGCAGCAATCTTCATCTTCTCAGGCGTAATTTCACCTCCATCACTATTTCCTATGATAGTGTCTTCAAGGACCTTAATAAGTTCCTCTACGGCCTTCTTTCCGGCCTCTAGGATTCTTTCTTTAGTGTTAGACATATATCACTTAATTTCATTCTGTATAGCATTTCTCCATCTACATCGAACTCGTACTCACTGTCGGGAGAGAAAACGATATACTGATCGATCTCTACCGTGTTCTTCGGTGCATACTTTACAACTCCATGCTGCTTTTCATAATGCTCTATCGAAAGCAAGAACCCTTGGATCTTTTCTACCGGCTTTACGAATATGTACGGCATGCATGAAGTCCATCCTTCAGTCGGTTTTTTATACATGTAGATCATAGACTCGTCCACAAAATATGTATCTCCTTCGATATGCATGGCAGACAGTTCTTCTTTACCTAGCATATTGTTGATCGATCGAAATACATTGTGGTGAGTTATAATTACATCTCCGGCAGAAATGTCTCCCTCATAACCGATAGGTGTTTCGATAACTTCGGCATACCTGTTTGTATAGCGAGCGTCCTCTATTGACGCTGACATAATGATGCCTGCACGTTCGGTCGAGTATTTTACTCCACCTACCGGTCGTATGATAAAACTATGAGGAGATTTCATTGTAGTCGATATTATATTCTACTTGGATTGGAAGATTTTCATTGAAGCTCTTCCACATGATCTCTTCTCCTTCTTTTTGGATCCAGATTATGTATTTTCCTTCTTTCAATATAATTGTCGAGATGACCCATGATTTATCCAATACAGTCTGCCCTAGAATATAGTGCATAGCCTTAAATGGATCAGGTCCTATTGATATTTTACGAATCATTTTAATTGAATTTTATTACTACAAATATACATAAAATAAGAAACCCGAACATTTCTGCTCGGGTTCTGCTATTTTCGATATTGCCATTATGCTCCGAAGGTTCTAACTGTGTAAGTGATGATTGCTCTCCAAGTCCCATTTCCTAGTGTTGGGTTTGTTCCGTTTAATGTTGTTAATACTAAAGCATCGTTCATTTTTTGACCTGAAAAAGTAGGGTAATTAACTGCGCTAACTGTTCTTAAGAAATCAGGTGCAGGATTCATCATTATAGCTTCATCATATCCTCCTAAAGCAAAGTTGTAAAAATAACACCCATAATAAGATGTACCACCTCCACACACAAAAGTATCACCAGTTAGTGTGTATCCAGTAGTTACGTGATTATGTTCTAGCCTTACTGACCAGTCATAATACATATTAGCTCCCGGAGCAGACAACAACACAATAGGAGTAGTTCCCATTGCTAGAATTTGAGCAGATGAGATGTTTACTGTTGTGGTAGTAGGTGCAGGATATGGATTTGCTACCTCACTAGAATTAACAGATCCAGTCTGTTGATATCTAAATATATCCCAAGCAGCCTCAACATATGCCACTCCATTTTCATCTTTAATGTCAGATAGCTGTGCCTTTAATACAGGCACACCGTTATGTTTTACTTCATAGATGTCGATCGCTTCAGCGTCCTTTGTAATCGATACTTCTGCAGAATTTAATTCCGTCAGTTTGCCATTGTTGTTAATAACAACATACGCGCCTTTCTTGTATATTTTTAGTGCCATAGTTATGCGTTAAATGATTTTATTTCTATATATTGATCAGCTAAAAGACCGTTAGTTAAAACTCCTGATGCGTATGTCTGTATCATTACAGTATCTACACCTGTTTTTACCATTGTAATAGTTGTAGTAGGACCTGAAACTGCTCCGTGACTTAAAACTACATTCGATGCAAATGCTGTGTCGGATGTGAATACGTAAGTTCCAGTTGAACTGTATGCGTATGATCCAGTAATAAGATTATTTGGATACAGTACAGCTACAGGTGGATTTGTTGTTCCTTGATTCAGTATAGCTTTATACTGACCTTCAAAGCTAAAGTTAGCTAAATCTTCAGCTGTAACGTTCTTCGTTGCTCCTGTATCAGCATCCGTAGCTACTAGTCTATCTAGTGCTTTAGCGTCTGAAGTAGTGTAATCTGCTATTTTCATGATGCAAAGATAGCGATTATTTTCCTTGACCTTTGTAAGACTTCTTGTAGTTCTTAGATGACTTCAGTTTGCTCGTTCTACATTTCGAATGAACGCCCGGACGAGAGACATGCTTCTTTTCTAATCTACCTGCTGTTGCTTGCTTTTTCATACGATCTCTTTTATTTCTTGTAGAGTTGTTTGACCATTGATAGTTATTCCGTGATTTTTGAAGAATGATATGATTTCAGATAGGTATGAATTACCTGCTCTTGCCCCCGTTGAATAGATCTTAATAAACTGATCTAACTGTCCAGTAAACTTGAATTTATATCCCGGAAGATATGGTGACATTTTGTATGTTGCGTAGTTGTCAGCGATCTCCTTACTGTAAAATGGCTTGATATTTACTTCCTTTCCTAATGGAAATGCTTTCGCTGTTCCTGCAAGAATTTTCTCAAAGTACTTCACTTGTAACTTAATTCCATCTTCAAGTGTAGGTAGAACTGAATTTGCCCCACTGTCTGTATTTCCTATGTTGCCCGGATTATTCGTTCTGAAAGATCTAGAAGCAGTTCTGTGTTTAGGTCCCTTACCCCAAAATCCCTCATGGTCCGTCATGATGATACATAAAAGCATAATACCTTTAGGTATATTCATCTTTTGGATAGTAGGAATGTATATCTTGATGATCTCGTCAGATAGAGAGATCTTCATGTTGTTCGTTATTGGTGAATCCGGAAATACAGACCCGTTGATTGTTACGTTCTTATATTTGTCCATTACTTAGTCTTTTGCGCATGATATACTGCTTGACCTCCAAATGCTAATGACATGATAGTAAGTGCTACCAACCATCCTTTAGTCGTCACATGACCACTAACAAGTAGTCCTCCTGACACTGTAGCGATAGTTGTACTTATCTTTCCAAGTATTCTGTGGATACGAGGTGTCTCTGCTATGATGCGGTCAAATAGATTCATCTTTTTTGATCTTAATTGGTTCGGGCATTATCGCGTAACGTGGATCATATTCATAGTGCGTATTAGACGCTGTCGAATTCTTGATCTGTAAGTCTTCAATTCTTTCTTGATAACAATCTAAAACCACCGCTTGAAGCGACTTAATGTCTGTCTGCATCTTCTGTACTTCTGTATATCCTACAATTAGTCCGATTACGCAAACTCCCGGAAGTCCGCCTTGTTTTAAGAATTTTAGTATTTCTTCAAGATTCATGGATGATCAATATTATCGCACAAAGTTAAGGAATAAATCTCTTCCATAGGAATCGAAGTACCACGTTGAGAATGAACCCAATAGCTATTCCGATCAATAGCCAGTTATACCATTTGGTCTTCTTAACTTCCTTTGTTTTAGATCTTTGAACTACACGTTTAGTTTTCTCTTCATTGTCGATCTTCTTGCGTGCCGTTTTACCGTCCTGTCGAGCTTTCACTTTAGCTACCGACGGTTTTTCAGGTATATTTACTTCCTTGGTGGATGTTGTGTCAATAATATGTACTGGCTTTATGTAGTACGATAGATCGATCTTTCCTTTCGCTGTCGCTAATAGCTTGATACGCTCGTTGTCAATAGCGATTGTATCCATGGCAGTTGTGTCAGTGAATACTCCCGGGATCTCTTTCTCTATGATTACAACTCGCTCAGTAATGATCGACGGATCTTTCTTTATAGCGCGCGACAGTAAGTTCGATGCGGAACATGATGAGAGTAGTATTAGTATGATTAGGTATCTCATTACGGTAGTATTGTTATTGTTATGGTGTTTCCAACTACTGTTATAGTGTAAGGAACAATCGGAATCGTTCCATTATTTATAACAATAGAAACATCTTCAATGGGAGATATGAATCCTTCTCCAGTACTATTTATAGTTAATAATATGTCACGCAAGTCTATTATCGACATACCGATAGATTGATAAGTCCAGTGCTAGTATTCGCGGTATAAGCAATCTTCATGTAACGGTACGGCATAAACTCGTCGAACACACCTGTAACTGTAGCTAACGGCATTGCTGTAGCTGCTGTCTTGTATTCTTTAAATACTCCGTCTTGCGTGTTACATACTGTGATTGATGCTGTCGAATCAGTGTTCGTTGTAACTGTCGCTGTGAATGTCGGTTGAACTGCAGTGATCAATCCCGGGATTGGATCCAATGGAGCGTATACACCTCCGTTGATATATCCTGAACCACCACTAACAAACGCGATAACAGTTACGATACCTCCTGCTACTGTAAGATTTACCAATGCACCTCCAACTAACTCGAAGTTGTTGTACGCTCCGTTAGTAAGGCCGGACCCTGCTGTCGTGATAGCGAAACTATCTGCCGGTACAGCTAATGTTTTTGACACTTGAAAATCTACAGACCAATCTTTACCGCTGTTCGGAAATTCGAACGCGTCTGTTGTAAAGTTAGCTGTCGCATCAACGTTAGACATTTCGACTCCGTTGATCTTTGGGATAAATATTTCTTTTTGGTTAATCATATCTTACTATTATTTTAGGACGCTTTTACCTCCATGTCCATTTCTACCTCTATTCGTTTTTCTATGCTCGGCTACTATTTTACCACCTTTGGCATGTGACGCATCGCGCGGATCACCTTTCTTCAGCCCTAGCTCTTTACGGGCCTGATTAGCTTCAGTACGTTTCTTAATAGCTTCCGGTTTAGCGGCCGCTTTCTTCGATGTTTCCTGATGCTTTTTACGAGCAGATTTATTATTTCTATAATAAATAGCTGTCTTGCCTAGTTCCATGATGCAAAGTTAAGAATTTTTTACTAGCATGAACCTAAATACAAATTTACCGACCAAGTTATTGGCTGATGCGTTTGTTATTCTAGGTATTATATCTGTCTGTTGTGGTATCTTTCTTAAGTAATCTACGTCATCGAAGAATAGACCACCATACTGTAATTCAAATGGAAATCTAAGTCTTGGAGATAAACCATACTCCCTATAGTATAAATACCCATCCAATGACCCAGTAGCAGATCCTCTCATGTTTCCGTTATCTCTATCGATATATGCTGAACTACCATACGGGACGGTATATGCACAGCACTGAGATTCAGACAGTCCGATAGGTATAGTTACAAATACATTTGCAACTGTTACTTGATGGTATATCGATATGGTTCCGAGATTAAATGTGGTATCATTTCCTGAATCGTAATATGCGAAATTACATCTCCAAATATTTACGCCTAAACTTACTGGTGTTACTCCATTTAAAGTAACCGATCCAAATAGATAATCTGTTGATGTTTCTGTAGGAAGATACGCAAAGTATAGCGTTCCTGTATCACCTGCATTCGTGCTTACGGCCATACCATTTTGAATAACCCCAACAGGAAATCCTGTATATGCACCAAGAACACTCCATAAGTCTTGCGTTAATACACCAGATGCAAGTGTTGGTGTAATTCCTCCTTTAGTGAATATAGCTCTGTTCTGAAATAAACTTTCAGCTACAGTTAGATTAAAGTCTAGTGGGCGAGTAACAATGGCATCAACATCTGATGTTAACTGAGCGTTTGCCGGAACATTGATCTGACGTGCGTCGTCGAAATAGCTGTATAATCTTAAATACGTCTGATTCGATGCTGATGTATTGGTGAATCGAACTCTAAACCATCTTGGACCTTTTACGGCTGTGTGGAACTCATGCACTCCTGCTGTGACGTCAAAACCAGTCGATGGGAATGTATCCCAATTAACTAGGTCGTTAGAGAAATCAATATATAGTTTTCCGTTTTGATCCGTCTTACATGATACAATTACATCCGGAGAGTCGTATCTTTCAGCTGAACCAGTATATGTTGCTCCTGCGTTTAATGGAGTTGTAGTAGTAGTATTTAAAAGCGAAGGAACACCAGTAGGCATGTGCTTTCTTTTTGTTGCGCAGTCTGTCATTTCTGAAATGGAATTAGAGTGTTCAATTTTTCTTGTCGCTGTTTACATGGAAGACACGGCTCTTTTACGTCGCCATTCGACACATAGTTAGCGATAGATTGAATTCCGGTCATTCGCGTAATCCTTGCGACTGTATCGCCTAGACCTCGATCCTTTTTAATTACTCGTATTTCCATTTGGCAAAGATACAAAATTATAGTAAATTCGCTGTATGGGAGCAAGAGTAGTACAAAAGAAGAAAAAGCGGAAAGTAATCGAATATCAACGATGGATTCCAAGAGCTGACTATATGAAGCACTGGCGGATCGTCCGTATGTGGGCTATGGCTAGATATAATATCACCATGAATGAACTAGAGATCATACTAGCATTATACTCAAACGGGCTGTTTACACACTCTGAATTCAATCGAGTGGTAGATACATACTCATGGGATAGAGATCGTCTACAGAAGATGATCGATAAGGGCTTTATCGTTATGTGGAGAAAGCGTCAAGCGAATGAAGTTGCGAAATACGAGGTAACGCGTCAGATGCGAAAGATGTGTCTATCGATCTACAGAAAGTTAGATGGTTTGGAAGCGATGTCAGAACATCCTGACAACAGCCCGTTCCATCATAAGTCAGATACGAATGACTGTTGGTCGCACAGACAGATGAGAAAACAGATCAGAAGATTCAACATCGAAAATGGACATACAGTAAAACCCCCACTAGACTAATGGGGGTTTTTCTTTTTTTTACTTCCAAGTCAATGCTTTCACTGCCCACATTTGTGCGCCTTGTAGTTCTGTTATAGCGATAGATGCTAATCGCTTTTGTTCTGGATCTTCAGAATTAGTTCTGAAGTTATTCATCTGATCAATCGCCGCAGCCATTTTCTTTTTACACTGTCCTACTTAATCATCGTTTGATGGATTAAATAGTAACCCAACTGCTTTTTCGCCAAAAGTTAGCGCTCTTCCTTCTTGTTCCATTTTATTTCATGAATTTAGTTATTAAATTAGAAAATAACGACGTGCTATTTTCAAACTCTTTGTGGTCCATAAAGAATTTCCAATTCCCATTTACAGATGCATCTGAATATCTTAAGCTCATAGCTTCATAGCAAACTTCAAGTAGTTCATGGCATATATACATGAAAACTTCTTCTGGGTTATCTTTTAATCCTTTTGTTCCAATTGTTATTTCTTTTGTGGCAAATGAAAATTCAGCTCCACCTCTAGAATCGTCTGTAAGTACTTTAAATTTATAGCACATTACATCTACATGCTCTGGGAATACTATATCTATCATTTTACTAATATTACGTCTTGCAATCTACAGCATGAGACCAGTTCACCATCGACCATTACCTCAAAGGCATTGTGCTGATCATAAATGATCCCGTCACCCGGCTTTATTGTTGTGATGAATTCTGATACTGAAATTACCTTTCCATGCTGCCCACGTATCTTAGCTTTGTCCTTGTCGGAGATAACCATCCCCGACTTTGATTCAGACTCATATTTCTCCTTGGAGAATGTTAAATAATTATTCTGCGGTTTGTGCATTTTCTCTCATATTTGTGATTACTGCTTTTGTTGATAGGATCGTAGTGGCTACAGATACAGCGTTACGTAGTGCTGTCTTTGTAACTTTCGCAGGATCCACAATACCCATCTTGATCATATCTCCGTACTCTCCAGTCTTAACGTTTAATCCGTGAGTTCTAAACGACTGTACGATCTCATCTTCTACATTTGAGTATTCGATGCCTGCGTTTAGTAAGATCTGTTTCAGAGGAGTTCTTAACGCTTGATGAATAATAGATTCAGCTATCATGCTTTCTACCGACCAACCGACATATGGTACTTGCGTCTTAAACAAAGCTACACCTCCACCCGGGAGTACGCCTTCTTCGATAGCAGCAGATACAGCTCGAACAGCATCGTCAACACGATCAAACTTCTCCTTCTGCTCGATCGATGAATTCGCCCCAACGTAAATGACTCCGACTCCACCAGAAATATTCGCAATTCGCTCTTTTGTGAATTCGCGCTCTCTGTTGTTAGTTGTTTCTTCCAACTGTTTCTTAAGTTGCTCTGTAAGTTCATCAACAGCTGTATTAATTTCCGGCTTATCTGCGCGTATAATTACCGTTTGATCTACAGATGCGATGATCTTTACAGCTTCACCTAATCCATCCGGAGTAACAGCTTCCATATTGTCTCCTGTGTCTTCAGAGAAAAATACAGCACCGGTAGCAACAGCAAGGTCGCGCAATAGATCTGTCTTTCTACGTCCGTTTGCCGGTGGAATAATATGCACGATGCGTGGCATCTGCTTGTTCTTTGCAAGGTTTAGGTTCAACGCTTGCAATGCTTCAGGTGTCAAATTAGCGATAAGTAATAACGGACGACCGGCTTGAAGAACATGCTTCAGAATTCCTTCCAAATGCATCAAGTTACGGACCTCAATATCTGATACAAGTACAAATGGATTGTCAATGATCGCTTCTTCTTTAGATTCGTCTGTGATCTGATATTTCGATGAATACCCACGATCGATCTTAATTCCTTCAATAACTCTTGAATACGTTTCTTCAGATGGAGAGTCAGCAACGGTTACGTGCTTTACCTTCTTGTATGCGTCAGCTATTAATTTACCGATTACCGGGTCATTGTTTGCAGATACTGTAGCCACATCTAATAATCGACGTCCTGTTACTTTTACAGATCGCTTCGTAAGGTCTTTAATGATCTCATCAGTCAGTTTATTAAGTTCTCGGATGACTTTCGTCTTAGAGTGCTTATCAGTGATAAACTGTTCTGCAGCGTCCAATATAGCTTCAGTTAGTACGATCGCTGTTGTAGTACCATCTCCTGCCATTGTAGCAGTCTGTGATGACGCCTGCTTCATAATCTGAACTGCCAAGTTTTCTATAGGATCATACAGATTGATCGATCTAGCGACAGTTACACCGTCCTTTGTGATTCTATACGCTCCGACAACCTCCTCAGATTCCAATAGCACTGTATCTCCCTCCGGACCTAGAGTCGATTTTACAGCCCCGGCGATCTTACGAATTCCCGATCTTAATTTCTGCTGACCGGTCTCATCTAAAATAACTTGTTTGATTACCATTTTATTTAATTTGATTAATAATTTGAGCAAATATACATTTTATTCTGCAATTGCATAACTTATTTCTCCTTTTTCT